GTTCTACAACTTCCTCCTTGACAGATCTTAATACTTCAGCAGCAGTTGTAGTTGTACTATAACCAGCAATCTGTTTAGCCTTTATGTAGTCACCATCTGCTTCATCAAATAGTACTTGAAGAAATGTCTGCTGTTTAGTTGTAAGCTCTCTCACTTGCGTAAACTCCTATCTCCAAACCACCAAGCTACTGCAGTAGTAGTTAAAAACATAATTTGATTTGACAGTTCCCTTACAACACCGGGATCGTCCTGCACACTAAAGAAGATATAACCAGAAAAGCCTAATAGACCAAATGTAAGTACTGGTCTTACAAATCTTAGAATAGAAGCAATAATGGGCGTAGATAGACCATAGGAAGCATCATGAGAATACGAAGCAGTCTTGATACTTGCATCTGCCTGTGATTGCACAATAGCCTGCTCACTTTCAAGCTCGTCTTTACGTGCAGTAATTTGCAACTGTTGCAGACTAAGTTCTTGATCAAATTCTAATTTTATTTTCTTAAGTTCTTGTTTCTTTTCAAAGAACCGACCAACTGTTCCAATAGCACTACCAATAATGCCCGTAGCACCGCCTGTTAAGACAGAAGCAATTATATCAAACATGACTGATCCTCCTTACCAGATCGCTGTAAATTCTCTATTATCTATATGTAAAAAGCTATTATAGTTTACACCAAAACCCTTAAATCCTGCAAGCTTTGCCGCGTTAATCAATTCTTCTTTATCTAGTCCTTGCAAAGAAATATCAAAAGCAGTAGACGGACAGCCTCTCGTAGCTCTATGCTGACTTCTAGGAGCACCTCCTACCCGTACATTGTGTAGTGGACATCTTGCTGCACTAGTTATAGTCAATGGAACTTGCATAATATCTCGTGTCTTTTGCAACTTGTCAATAGCTTCCTTTTGAATATGCCTATTTCCACAGCCACACTTACACATTAACTCTGACCATAAAAAAGATACACTTGCCCGTTTCATATGTCATCTACAGCTTTAACACTACTCCAGTATTTAATTTCCCGCCTGTTAAGCCTGTATCTTTGAAAAAGAACTATAATAGATAGCAAACCTACTAAAGCAGCAATGATGATATTGAGATCACCACCTATAATAAAATTCCAAAGAGAAGTAAACAAACCCCCTCCTATGCTTATGTCGTCTATTGTTCCCGGCTTTAGATTCATTACATCACATACCCTTGTCTAGTAGATCTAAAACTGGTATAGATGTTGACTTTCTTAATTCAGCAGCCTGTAACATATCTTGAGGTTCCACTCCTGTATTTTCACGTTGTCCAAATAGCATAGTTACATTTATTCGTTTGTTATCAAAACCGGGAAGAAAGTTTACATCTGCTGTTTTGTGAAACAAATTAGAATCAAACATAACACATCGATTATACTTATACGGTATATACACCGCCTTAGACTTACTCTCTTCTAGAAATTGTAGTACTTCTGTTTTATCGTCGCCATTATATCGAGGAAAGTCCCAATCAGGAGGAGCCCCCATATCCCAAATCCACATACCACCTGTCTTGCCTACATCTTTTTCAGCGTCATAGTCTTTATTTGATTTCGTAGGAGTAATCCAAAAGTTAACATTGATAGCTGCAAAGTCTGCATGTATATCAATACCGGGACACAGAGACTCATATTTAAATGCCCACAGTTGATTTAGATTACGCTTATTTATATTATCAAATATATCTGGAAGATTTTGCACCATTTCCAAAGATAGGGTTTCTAGAATTTGTGGATTAAAACCGTTCTGCCTAAAGGCTCCTAAGTAACCTCTACCATAAATAGTATTCCAAAAGGGAAACTCTAGGCAGTAACTTTTTAACTTTTGAAGAGCTTCAAGGTGCATGAAGTCATCAATAACTACAATATTAGGATTTGTCTTGTGATAGTTCTCAGAAATTGTGTCAAAGGGAAGTTTTAAATTTAATGCACCCTCCTCATGCACATAATGGGGTAGTGTAAGACGACCAGTATTCAGTAGCCATAAAAGTTGTCCGACATCGTGTGCCTCTTTCATATGCAGCATATGGTCTTTAAAGGGCTGATCGTTGGAGTTCTCTAGAGGACTATATTCCTTTTTCTCCGCTTTGTTTTTAGTATTTGTCTTTTCCTTAGATCTACGTTGTTTTCTATTCATAAGGACTACGCCTTTTTACGAGTTCTCCTAGCGGGGGATTTTTTTGTTGGTCCTACAGCAATAATTATATCAAGTCCTTTAGCGCCTTTTTTTCCAGCTTTTTTATCTGCGATATACCTGCCATCATGCATCTTAGCAGCTTTACGAGCATCAGCTTCACCTTTTTTTGTATAAGGAAATTCTACTATAGGCATTATTTTTTACTCCTTTTTGTTTTTCTTACTAGACCACCTTTTGCTTTAGCATTTTTCTTTTTAGGTTTATCTTCAAGCCCAGCGGTAATGGCAGCATTAGCTTTTTTCTTTGATTTTGAAGTTAGGCCCGATACCACCGCTGGTACCGCTGGTGTAGACATCAGAGCAACATTTCCCATAGCTTGTTGAAGATCTGGAGGTATCTTTTTTAAAACTTTAGCTCCTTTAGGAAGCGTTTTCAAAGTTGCTAAAATTAGTTTTCCCGCTGCAGTAAGTGCAAGGACTATTTGCGGGACTGCCATTATTTTTTACTCCTTGCATCTTTAACGGCACCGCCTGCTACATAGGAGTGTTGCTTACCTTTGTGCATACCACCATGTTTCATCTGTGGTCGAGTATTCTTTTTGATTATAGGGAGATCCTGAGCCCAAGGGCGATCCAAGGCTTGTTTATCTCTCCTTTTTAAAGCACCTTTCGTAGTTTCACGAGACATTGACATCAGTATTTCTACTTCTTGTCTTGGTTCTGTATTAAGCCCATGTTTCTCACGATATTTGTTTACAGCCTTATCTGAATACATAGGATCATAGTCTGGACTACGGCGAGGATTTGGCCTTGGTGGACTAACTGTTCTACGAGACTTAGGCTTAGGCTTTGGTGGACTAACTGTTCTACGAGACTTAGGCTTAGGCTTAGGCTTAATTACAACGGGCATAATTATTCTCCTTTTTTTATTTCTACCGAATCGTGGCAGCAACAATCACAAGCATCATCTACGCATAGCAACATGCCTATACACTCACAATCGGGGGTAATACAATAATCACAAGTACATTCCATTCTGGTGCTTCCTACTCTAAAATACATTAAAAGATTCTCCGCAACCGCAACTTGTCGTCACATTGGGATTTTCAATATGCAGTATTGAGCCAAAGATTTCTTTTCGATAATCAATTTCCATACCCAATAAGTACATTACAGAAGTTGCATCTATAATTAATTTATATACAGGCGTTATCTCTATAACTTCATCATTTTTTTCTGGGGCTTCCGTAAAGTCCCACTTATAAGAAAAGCCAGCACAGCCCCCTCCTGCTACCGATAAATGTACATAGTGCTGGTTTTCCTGTTGACAGATATGTTGCAAGTATTCCTTAGCTGAGTCTGTAAGCTTTAACATGCCCGACACTTTCTTTTGTGTTAAATAGCCAGTATTTAAACTTACTAAGTCCATGATTACAAAAAGGAAGTACGATCACAGAGTTTATCGGCAAATTTACGAAGCCATGAGTGTGCTTTAGCTACAGGCCAAAGAAACCATTCAGCCATTCGTACAACCACAATTACAACCCATTTAACTATTTTCTTTACCATATCCTGTTCTCCATAAAAATTGTTTTGATATTTCATAAGTATAACGTACAACATTATCTACTGCTTTTCTATTTTAGTACTAAGATGCTCAATTGTATTTAATTTTTCTGGTATAGCTGTAGTATCTAGTATATTTTCACTGGATACAAGGTCTATAATCAAATTTGTAAGTTTAATTTCTTGTTTGAGATAGCCCAACTTGGCCTGAAGCTTCTCTAATTCGTTCTCATAAAAGACCAGTTCTTGTTCTTTACGGAGCTTTTGTTGAATTACTTCCTCTAGAAATACTATATTTTTAAATTCATTAACCACAATACTGTAGCTACTCTCAGAATTTCTTAATTGCGTTCTTTGCTTTTTCTTCCAGCACGGGTAAGATCCTAATACCACAGTAACCTACAGCAAAAGCAATCGCTGGTCCCCAAACCATATCAAGCATAAAATGTTTCATTACTGGAGGTATGAAAAATTCTGCTGCTATCCAACCTACAAGACAAGCAAGCGCCAGATCTCTCCATGAAATTCTTTTTTGTACTGCCCAATTCGTCAATCCTCCACAACCGCTAGCCATTATACAACACGTTTTAGCGCCTATAGCTAGTATAAGAGCCTCCATAGTATATGTCCTCCATTTCCCTTGAATATTTACAACTTCCACCTATGGCTAGTCCTTATTCCAGCCTTCGGCTTTGAGTGCGTTATATACTTCTTCATAAGAAAAGATTTTGCCCGTGGCTTCCCTAATAGCAGCACGTACATAAACTACATCATAATGAGGTAAGCGAATATGATCCTGATAATTCGCCATGCTTTGGTAGAACTTCTCCAAAGTCAAATCATTATACCATTTTAATCTTTTTTTGTTCATTGTCAAGTAAAAAATTACAATAATTAATTTATAATTAGAGCCCTAGGCTGCTCTTTCATGTTTATGCCTTTCTTATGCTACATAGACTATGTCTAACTTTGCTTATGTTCTTTAATCTTATTTATGTTACATAGACTATGTACATTATACTCATGATAGTTACCCTTGTCAAGCAAATAATACAGTATTTTATAAAAAATATACCGAAAGATTAGCGCACCTGAGTATATCGTATATTATCAGTTGTAGATGTGGTTACCATCCCATTTTACTGATCTGTTGTAACCCATGTAATACGTAACGTAACGGGGGTGGGTGGCCCCCACGGGGGGTTCCTCCTTTGTTCTCATTTGTTCCCGTTATCATCCCAATTTGTTCCACGTTCCCCATATATTCTCCTGATATATCAAATAGTTAGAACATATGAGAACAAACCATGAACTTATCATTTTGGGTAATGGGTTACGAGGTGGCATCCTGATGCTGTGGCAGTGTGTCCATGTGGGCTCGATCATGGGGAGCACATCCGGCCGGCCGGCAATGGCTGGTAGGAC